TGGAAATTCCGAGTCATCTTCATCTGCTTGAGCGCCGAGACCATTTCGCTGATACCGCGAGTCTGGCCCGGGAGCAATGCTTCGAGAACGTGGATCACGCGACGGCGGCCCCAATCGAAGCGCGCAGGCTCGTATTTCCACGACCAGTTATCGAGGTCGGTAGGATCGCCCGGGAATGCCTTACGGATGTGGTACCCGATAGGCGCGCCGTTCTGGTCAAGCGCTACCCCAGATCGAAGCGTAGGCGTGTCCATCACGTTGTTCGGGTTGGACAGGCGGAACGGGCTGATCATCTGAATGGCCGTGCCGAATGGCCGGTTTTGCATCATCGTGCGCCCGGGGTTCTTCAACCACTCACAGGTAGCGAGGATCTCCCCGGTCATCACGAAGCCGCCGACGCCGAGGCGGATAAGCCCGGTGAAGGTGTTCATGCGTCGCGCGTCAAACCAGTTCTCCGGCGACTCGGACACCATGTTGAATCTGGCCTCCACAACCTCTTGGAAGTCTTCTGCCCAACCTTCCGGCGCGCCAAGAACAAGGGCGTTTGGCTTGGCGTTCAGCTTGTACTGCGAGCCGACCACCGAGTCCTTGTGCATTGCCACGGCACCGGCTGCGTAGCCGTCGTTCTGCACCATGTCCTGTGCCCGGGCAGACGCCATCGTTTGGTCTTGGGAAATCTGCTGATCCGGGGAAATGATAGCCGGGTTCCAGCGGAACAGTTCTCGCGTGTTTCTGTCAGCGCCTTCCATGCCGCCGCCGAAGGCTTGGCCCTCGACTGGCGTTGCATCGGCTACCGGGGCGATCTCGGTTTTCTTCGCCCGAGGTGCGCGTGGTTTCTGTTGCTTCGGTGTCTGGTTCATCAGTATAGGAATCCAGCAGGCCCGCTTGGTACGCCCATGAAGGCGTTGCAGGGATTGTCAGAATTAAGCGCGTTCTGCAATCGCACAATGTAGGCCCACAAGTTTTGTTTGTTGGCCGCCGTGTACTCGACGCGCTCGCTATTTTGGTCGACGACAACGCGGACTGACCCGCCCGTCATCAAGGCATGATAGGCTTTTAATGCCTCGTCGAGCAATTTCTGGTACATCACCCGGCATTCATCTGGGGTCATTTGGTCTCTCCTGTCAGGCTAGTAGTGCCGCTAAGTCTTTAAAACTGTATTCGCTATCCGAAGACTGTTCAAACTTTTTGTCCTCTTCGGGCTTGCGGATCATGAAGTTGGTCTCCCAACCGGCGGCCCAGCCCGGAGGGTTCTCCCAATCAAGCTGCTCGACTGCGAGAACACGCCCGCTGACGCACATGCCAAGCACATAGTAACTCAAGTCCCACGTTTCGTTTCGGGAGTTATTCGGGTTTTCCCAACCTTTGTCGGTTCTGATCTCCACGCACAGCTCCGAAAACACGTAGTCCGCTGACCAGTCGCCGATATGATACATGCCTTTGCCCGGCTCCATTACGTCCAGTCGACCGTTCAGGGTGTCTTTCATCACGTTGGAGTTAATCATCAGTACCGGAACGTCGCCCCGGGCGATGGCTTTCTTATCCTTCTGGTTGGAGTCAGGAAGCGCTATACGCGTACGTGGGTTGTTTACCCTATGGTCGCCCTTGACTAAGCAGAAACGTTGGTTGTGGCCCTCGTTACGCAGCTTCCTGTAATACTCATACGCGTTACCTGTAACCCCTGCCTCCCCGCCGGAGTCACACCCGGTCATTTTGATAGGCATCATTCGGCCCGATCCATCGGCCAACGGGTACTCTTTGTCCATCACCAGTTCTTTGATTAGATCCCAGTCTTCCAGATACGCCGCCGGGTTGAGGATCAGCGGGTCGCCGTCAACGTCGAGGCGTTTGGACTTCGCGATGTTGAAGCGGTCGACGACAAACGTGTCAAACGGGTAGCCCGGGCCAATGCCCATGACCAACACCTCGAAGCGGTTTTTCTGCACGTCGACGGTCGCTACCAAGAAGTGCGCACCGTCCGGCACGGTCTGTTCCGGCCATGCCTCTGCGCGGGATTTCAGCAGCTCCGGCACGCGCATAGACTCGACTGATTTCGGGCGGTACGGCTCGCCCATGTCGTTGTTCCAGAATTTCTTCAAGGACTCTTCGGACAGGGTGCGCTCGTAGTCGTCGGACGCGTCCAGATAGTTGAGCACCAGTTTCTGCCATGTGATGAATGCCGCCGCTGTACCGCGCAGCCAGAAGGAGGCGAATGACGAGCGAGGCTTCTCACCGACGAGCTGGCCCACCTCGTTGATGCGGCAACCTTCCGGCACCCACATACCCCAGATATTCATTTCGTACTTATCAACCGGCGCGATCTCGCTGCCACAATGCGGGCAGGCCATCCGGGTAGTCTCGGACTTTTCGAGGTTCGATAGCGGCGCGCCATCTTTGCCCTTGGTGTCCCAGCGAAGCAGGTCAAACGTGCCTTCGAAATACTGATCGCAGTGCGGGCACGGCCAATGCCAGCGGCGACGGTCGCCACGGTTATACAGGCCGATGATCCCTTCGCATGGCGGGGCTTCGTGAGGGGAGCGCTTGATCCAGCTCGGGTCGATAATCGGGCGGGATGGCGATGACTCGGCGATGCACATGGCAAACGAGCCAAAGGTGGTCGTACGTTTCGAGGCGAGGTCGAAGGCATTACCGTCCCCGCCGATGTCGTCGTCGATACGGTCGTAGTCCGTGATGATGATGCGGCCAACCGGTCGCCCGGCCAGTTCGGTTACGGACGGGTAACTCAACGTCAGGATGATGCCGGTGATGTAGTGCTTGTCAAACTTGTTGTCGGCGTCGCGGTTCTTCATCAGCATTTTGCCGATTTCCGGGCTGTGCCGGTGAAGACGGTCTACACGTCGCATTGAGAAGTCGCGGGCGGCTGTGCTGGTGGGGCAAAAGATCATCGTGTCCATCGGGTCGACGCGGACAGAGTAGGCAATGCCGTTCAGGATCAGGGCATCCGTTTTACCTGTCTGCGCCGGGCCGACAAACGCCATCTTGTCGTACTCCCGGCTGTTAAGCATGTTCATCGGGTCGACCATGTACGGCGTCGTGATGTTCATCCACGGCCCGACATACGCGCCGGGCTGATTGACGTAGCGGTACTTGCTCGCAGCCTCGGCCACGGTCATTCGCATCGGCGGCTTTAGCTGCTCCGCCACTGAGCAAATGATTTGAGCGATGCTATCAAACTTCATCGTCGCCCACCTTGTCATCCTTCTTAAACTTGTCGATCAGCGCCACGGCCAAGTCGTTCAGCATTCCATCCACCGACGACTGCACCACGTTGCGCTGCGCTTCGGTCAGACCTGCTTGGCGGGCCAGCGTATCGGGGATAAGCAGCATGGACATGCGAAGCAGTTTTACCGCCTCGCCGAAATGCTCGACCACCTGCTCGGTCTCCCACAAATTACCGGCCTTGATGTCGAAGTCCTGCTTGGCGCGCTGCCCGGCCCAAAACTCTTTTGACAGCTCCTTGGGCAGATCCTTGAAATTCATGCGACGCAGGTAGGTCTCCACGTCATACAACGGCTTGATCAGGTACGGGGCCACCTCATGCACCGCGTAGATCGGATACCCGCCGCGCTCTCCGATTGGCGGGACATCCATGATTTTAGGGGTGACGTCACGACGCTCCATGCGAAACAGCTTCGCGATCTGCGTGATGTTGCACCCCTGAAAGATCATCGCCTCGGTATCAGCGTCCGGGGCGTTAGACCGGCGTTTGCCGGTCGCTACTTCTGGTCTAGTCGTCTTCGTCATCCCATATCACCGTTTTCTTAGATTTACGTCGCCGGGCCACGCGGCCCTTAATTCGTTCGAGTAGCGCAAAGAACTCTTCTTGCACATCGCGCTTTTCTATCAGCGCTTCGATTACCGTTTCGTCGACTGTTGGTACCACATTGCCGTTTGGCGTTACCAGTTCGGTCTTCATCTGGTAGACCGTCACCGGGAATAGCTGCCCTTGGCGGTGGAGTCGTCCGTTAAACTGCTGGAACCTTTCGAGCGACCACGGATTGTCGACGTATACAATGACGTGGCCCCCGCGCTGCAAGTTTAGTCCGTGCCCGGCAGACTGCGGGTGGGCGGCCAGCAGGCGGATCTTACCGGCGTTCCACTTCTTGATGCACTTGCCTTCATCGTCCATGACCACCAAGTCCTTGAACCTCTCTTGCAGGCGCGCGAGGGTGGGCTTGAAGTGGTAGGCGATCAGCACGTTCTTGCCTTCGAGCGTGGTTTCCAGCAGTTCTTCCAGTGCATCGAATTTCAGGTCATGCAGCCGGTACATGTCCTTCTGCTTAATAACCTTGTCGTCTTCCGTGATCCCGACGATTTTGGTGTCGTAGATGAACCCGGAGGACATCTGCAGCAGTTTGGATTGAAGGCTGGCCGCCTGCTCCGCCTCGATAGCAATCGGGTCATCCAGATACTCGTCGAAATCCGGCGGCAGCATTTCGATGACCGACTCTTCTTCCATCTGCCGGTACAGCTCCGAAGTCCGCTCGTCGAGCCTTACCGGGACGGGCACAAAATGTAATTCGTGCATGTCGAGGTAGTCTTCGGCTTTCATGACTAAACATATATCAGAAATCTTCCGGGTAATCTCTTTTTCCGCACCATCGCGCAGTTTCCACTTGAAGTTGTAGCGGTTCTGCGTGAAGTAGTTCTCCTGATACTTCGTGATGGCCGAGCCGAAGCGTTTGCCCTCGTCGATCAGGTAGATTTGCGAGAAGATGCCCATGTAGCCCTCTGCCGCCGGGGTGGCCGTCAGCTCGACAAAACGCTTCATGTACTTGCGCACCCGGCGCAGCAGTTTGAAGCGCTGCGACGTATGAGACTTGAACATGCTGGACTCGTCAAGGATCACCATGTCAAACGGCCATTTGGTCTTGAAGTGCTCCACCAGCCAAGCGATGTTGTCCACGCTGACCGTGTAGAAATGGCAGTCCGTATGGGCCGCTATGGTGCGCTCTTTGGCGTTACCGGCGATGACCGACATCTTGTAGAAGCACAGGTGGCCCCACTCTTCGAACTCCGTCGGCCAGCCCACCCGGGCAACGCGCTTCGGCCCGATAACCAGCACTTTGTTGATCTCGCCATCCACGATTAAATCCAGCGCAGCGGTGCCGGACATAACCGACTTGCCCAAGCCCAAGTCCACGAACAGGGCGCAGGCCGGGTTGTCCTTGATAAACTGGACGCCCGTTTCTTGGTAGCCGTGCATGTCGCCGCGTTCCAGTCGAACGTTGCGGCGCATGTACGCGAATGCCTTACTCAAAGGCGATAATGTAGTTCTTAAAGTCTGCAAAATTGCTCACCCATGTTACGTTTGCGCCCTTCTCCCGCATCTGCTTATGCCGGAGAGCCTGTTGCACCGTCGGTTCTTTTCCGGGTCGTTTGAATTCGATAAAAAGCACAACGCCGTCACGGATGAATAAGCGATCCGGGACGGCCTTTTTACCGGGGGCGGTGAATTTGGAAACCCACCACCCACGCCCCTGCGCGTATTCGCAGCAGGTTTTCTCGACCTTCGATTCTCTGATTATCGGCTCGGTCATCTTAATCCTTACGGTAAAAGTATCCTTCCCACCCGGCAGCGCCAAGTGGTAGGCCCGGTGCCCATGACAGCGGCGCGGCCATACAGGTGATCAGGTCGTCCACGGTCAGCTCACTATCCTTCGGCACTTCGGTTACGATTTCATCGTGGATGTGCATGACGATACGGAAGCCCATGCGGTGCGCCTTTTTCAGACCTTCGGCCAACACGTCGCGGGCCAACGCCTGCACGATGTTTTCCACCAGCTTACCGCCGTGGCTGTAGATCTTGCCCCACTTGTTCGCGCCGTCGACCTTGCCCTCGTACTGGAAGTTGGACTTGGTGTACTTCTGGCCTTTCTTCGGCCCTTTCTGCACGGTCATCTGGCGCTCGACGATGCGTGGGCGGAAGTAATACATCTTGCGGCCAGACGGCAGGCGGATTGTCAGGAACGGCTTGGTGTACTCAATGACCAGACAGCCCCACGTTACCGGCTGCTTGGAGCGGATGACTTTGAACACCGCGTTTTCAAGGTCGTACCACGACTGCACGATCTCCGGGCACAGCTCACGGAACGCCTGCACCGATGCTTCGGCTTCGGCTTGGGTCATATGCACGCCCATGTTCTCCGCATAGCCCCACAGGCCGGTTTTCTTGCCTTGCTCGTCCATGTGGCCGCCTCCGAGGCGATAACCGGCACCAAGGGTCGCAGGCTTCGCTTTTGAGCGGTGTGGTTTTGTCTCTTCGTACGGCAGGTTAAGCCAGTGAGCTGCGAATGAACGGTACAGGTCGTGTTTAGCGGCCAGCGTGTCCATGAACCATTTGCAGTTTGTCAGCCAGCCGATCACGACGGATTCGATGGATGACAGGTCGGCCACGATAAACTTGTGCTCCGGGGTCGGGATAAACGCGGAACGGATGCAGCCCACCAAGGCCGACATCGGCTCGCCGACGTACAGCGTCAGGGCATCAAGGTCGCGGTCGTGGATCATTTTGTTGACGATTGCCAAGTCCTCTTCGGCCTCGATCAGCTTCGGCGTACGTGGCAGGTTTTGCGTCTGGATGCGACGACCGGCCCAACGGTTAGTACGGCTCGCCCCGGCAAACTGCAGTGAGTAGCGGAAGCGCCCGTCAGTACCTGCAGCGGCCATCATCGTGCCGTATTTAGCCAGTGATGATTTTGCGCTGTTCAGGCGCATTTCCAGTACCTCGGCCACGACTGGTTCTAGGCCCAAGTCACCCGCTTCGCGGATCACTTTGTTGGCCGTATCGCTGCGTAGGTCGTTGAACGGGTAGCCGCGTTCTTGAAGCCAGCCCAAAAGCTGCGCCGGGGAGTTAGGGTTGGACAGGCCGGTAATGTCGCGCATTTCCTCCATGATAAGGGGCTTGCGTCGCTCTGCGAGGTCGATGGCCGCCTGCGCGAAGTCGATGTCAATCATTACGCCGGTATCGTTGATGTACTGATCCAGTGCGTACATGTCCCATTCGGACTCCATCACCGGGTATTTCTGTAGGCGGTGTTTAATCGCCAGCTCGGTCGTGACGTCCTGCTTGTTGTACGAACAGAATTCCCACCAGTCGTCCGGGTCAGTCGACTCGTTGCGCCATTCGAAAGGGTTGGCCTTGGTCACGCGTTGCGGCTTGCTGAACATGTCGATCAGGCGCTTGCCTTCGGTGTTTTTCAGCAGGTGGTCAGGCAGGCCGATGGTCTTGCCGATGGAGAGAAGATCGCCGGAGAACCCCAGCATGTAGGCCAGCGCCATCGTACAGCGCCATGAGTTGTAGTCAGTCTTTATTTTGAGAACCCGGCGCGTCATCACCCGCTCGAATTGTGCGTTGAAGGCCCACTTGTAGACTTTTGGGTCTTCCAGTGCATCGCGTAGTTCGCCCGGCAATTTAGCCCCGCGATGTAGGTCAGCGTGTTGCACCTTGCTGTCGTTAATCGACCATGCGGCCATCAGGATTTTAGTTGACGGGTCGGAGCTGTACCGGTCGAAGCCTTGCGTCTTCAAGTTAATCCGGCTGCGGCTTTCATAGTCTAGGTTAATGTGGTCGGTCACGTTGATCCCCTAAAAGAAAAGCCCGCTTTATGGGCGGGCTTGGGTTACTGTTGCCCGGAGGCTTTCGGTTAAACTTCGTCTTCGTCTTCCCACTCTTCGTCGTCATCCCACGCGTCGGACGTGTCTACACGACCTTCACCGAATGGTTCGTCGTCTTTGCGTTTCAGGACGGAGATCAGGTTGGCGTTAACGCGCTTACCAAACTTGTTTTCCTGCGACCAAGGGCGGATCACAGCGGAAACCCAGCAACCGCCATAAATCTCTTCGGCGATCTCGTTCGGGCTGTCCAGTTCCTCGCGTTCGATGTTCAGAACGTCCGGGCGCTTGTTCTCACGCGCTGAAATCACCCACATACCTTCGCACTCAGGCTTATCTGGGAAGTCAGTATCGCCGTCTTTGATGAACAACATGGAAGGGGCGACTTTCAGCGGCCCGGTCTTGTGGTTCTTCTTGGTGACTTCGATCTGCTCACGGATAATCTTCTCGATTTCGCCGTGGGTCTTTTTAGGCAGCAGCAGGGTGATCGAGTATTTAGGCTCGCCACCATCCTCGCCGCCGTATGGCTTGTCGAGGTGCGGATAAGAACAACGGGCGTTAGAAATCTTGATGTGCCCAGACTTGTACAGCACGCCATTCTTAACTTTCTTCTGGGGGATTAACTTCTCAGCCATGATTACTTCCTCTCGTTTTACGGGTTTACACGGATTATCGGTTTACGATCTACACTTCGTCGTCATCGTCTTCATCGTCATACGCGCCGTGGTACTTGCCGTCGAGTGGAAGCCGCTTATCTGTCAGCGGAACCAACGTTGGTTTTCCGTCAGGTTTATAGACATGTTGGTCGATAATGACCGGAGCGCCAGCCCTTGACAGCCCCAATTTCTCCCGAAGAACATCTTCCATCTGCGCGGGAGACCGCATTTCTGATTTGATGTAGTCCGACTCTTCCAGCCCAAGGAATTCGAAGAGGTCAATTACATCCTTCTCGTCCTTAAACTTGCGGAACGTCCGCGACTCCACCAACTTCTGCCCGGGGATCTTCTCCCCTTTCAAGGCCCGCTGCTCCAGCTCAAAGTCAAGCCGGGCAAACCAGTTCTCGATAACCTTACGGTAGGGCAAGATCTTCGCCATTTCAACGGTAGTCAGATTGCCGAATTTGGCCCGGGTCATCTTGTACTCGTCTTTCAAGGCATCGCGTAATGCACTCATTTCCGCCTCGCCGAATTCTTGGCCTAGAAAATACGTGTCACCACCGACTGCACACTCCATCATGTAGGCCACGGCTGCGCAGTTATGTGCGGCCCGGCACCACCGGCACCCCTTCAACGTTGCTCGGCGCGTCGCGTTGAGATCCCAAGCCAAGGCGATCTGCCCGCGTGCATACTCTGCAAAGTCCAGCAGGGCGTCGACGGTAACTTCCCACACGTCGAAGTGCTCAAGGCGGGGCTGTGCAATCCGAATGAGTACCCTATCGAATTCGTAATCATCCGAGAAGGCACGATAAGCACCGTAGGCGTAAAACAGTGCCTGCGTGTTATCCTCGGCGAAAACCTGCACGCCCGTACCATACTTCAAGTCCGTTATGATAAGGACGCCATCACGGATGATGATGTTGTCCGCCGTACCGCCTTGTGGTGCAAACGGTATGGCCGGTTTATCTGGCTCGTCCGGGTTGGCCCGAGGCATCAAATCCGTGAACCACACGCGGATCTCGGTAAACATTTCGCCTTCTTCGAACCGGCACCAGTCGACATAATCCTGAATGTAGTCCAGCATGGCCCGGGTGACTTTTATGTCGTGGGTCACGCCGTTTTCGGTCAGGCTGATCTCGGTACCGATCAGGTGATTCGGGCGTTGGTCTGACTTCAACCACTTCTCGGCGATGCCGTGAGCGACGGTGCCTTCTGCAGCCTCGAAGCTCGTTTCGTCATCTTCGAAAAGGTTAGCGAGTAGGCTACCAGAACACGATAGCCACATTGCACTGCCGGACGGGGCGAATATTGAATGCCCACCCCCGGCGAATTCCCGCATAATGCGGGTCATCAGCGATTCAGCCATTTTGGTACCCATGCGTCGCGGCAATAAAACGTTTAATGCCGACCTGTTCAATCTTACGCGTTAGTGCCTTGGCCCCGGCAGCGCCGTAATTGTTCCTTCCGGCGTTATACCGGGTGGACACTACATCCCGCCAAGAAACTTCGTCTACCCGTCGACCGCTCGCACCGTGCGTGAGCACGAAGGCAAACGGCTTTGTGGTGGAAGAAGTAACTCTGAAAAGTATATCGCGACCGCCAATCTCGTAACGGAACTCAGACCACTGAAAAACCTCAGTGCCAGAACCTGCCGTTGCTACCCTGACGCGCTTAAAACTGTTCACAATCACCTCACTTTGATGAAAACGGCCCCCGAAGGGGCCGAGTTACCGGAAGAGGTTATTAAACCTCGTCTTCGCCTTCTGCGTTGGTTTCTTCCAACTTAGCCTGACAGGCGTCGAAGATGGCGTCGAATTGGTCTTCTTTCGCTTCCGCGATTTTCGCCAGACCGAACTCGGCGGTGATTGCCTTGGCCGCTGGGGCACCGAACGCGTCTTTAACCGCAACTACAGCCGCGACAACTTCGTCTTTGGTGTGAGTTGGTTTTGGCTTCTCGGTGGTTTTGGCCTTACCGGTAGTGGTTTTCTTGCCGGTAGTGCTGGTGGTCTTACCGGCGTCTGCGCCAGCTACTTCGCCAGCAGGGGCTGCGATACCGTTAGCCAGCAGGGATTCCAGCAGGGTGTTAGTTTTAACTTGTGCTTCCAGAATTTGCTCAAGGATACCTGACATAATTTCGTGCTCCGTTTCGGTTGTTTAAAAGGTCGTGTCGTGTTGACGGAGTGAAGTATTGCCCATAGCCGTACACCCTGTCAAACACTTTTTTAAAACTTTTTACGTCGGTACCGTAACTCTTTTACTTTCCGGGTGAAACGTAGCTACGGTACCGCCGTAAACCTTTAATTGACGGGGGTGGCTACCGTAGTCTATTATCCGCAAATCTATAACACGCGCACACCACGCGAGGGGGCACGATGCGTTTTCCGAAATGGGCGATCTCCGATGATCGAATGAAGGTTAAATACCTAATGATGCAGATGGCATTAGAGGTAGACCCGAACGGCCGCATGGCTGTTTTGGCAAAAGAGGCAGACGTTGGGTACGAAACCCTTTTATGGGCAATTCGCAATAACGTGTCATCAGTTGTGGCCGAAAAAGTAAGCGCTGCAGTGCCACAATGCGGGGTTCGGCCCCATTGGTTGACTAACCCGTCATGGATCAAATTCGATGAAACAACCGGGGAAATCTTTGAATGAATTTTTGGCAGCTACACGGCTTAGATCTATGGGGTAACGGCTACACAATTGTGCCGATCTACTCCCCGGACGCCGATAAAAAAGGAGCCGGTAAACGGCCTATCGGCGAAGACTGGCAGCAAACTATCAATTCGAAGGAGGAAATTCAGGGTTGGGCACGTCGCTACACGAATAACGGTATCGGCATCCTGACCAAACGTACGCCTGCAGTCGACATTGACGTCTACGACGAAGACGCCGCCGCGCACATGGCGAGCTGGGTTGAGGAAAACGTCGGTTTCGCCCCATGTCGTATCGGGCAAGAGCCGAAACGCCTGTATCTGTTCCGCACTGACGAACCCTTCTCCAAGGTCAAGTCCTGCGTGTGGGAAGATGACTTTGGGCAGCGCCATGCCGTCGAAATCCTCGCAGATGGTCAGCAGTTCGTGGCCTACGGCATCCACCCGGATACCCGCAAAGAGTATTACTGGACGGGCCTCGATAACCCGCTGAACCATTCAGCCGAACTCGACTTGGAACCGCTGACGTTGGAAGCCGCGCGCGAGATCGCCGGGGAGTTCGACCGCTACGCAACCGAGCAAGGTTGGTTGAAAGTGAAGCGCGCTATCAACGGGCACGAAGCCGTGGGCGTCGCGGATGACGATGATTGGGCAAGTATGGCCGACGTCCAGAAATGGGACGGCACGTACGAAGACCTGCGCGACATCGTGATGAAGTACCCGAACCCGGAAGACTACGAAAGCTGGATCACCGTACTGGCCGCGCTGCAGATCTCATGTCGCGACCAAGAGGAAGCGAAAGCCATCGCCCGGGAGTGGTCGGCACAGGCCGGTAACTACGACGAGGCGGAATTTGACCACAAGTGGGACAAAGGCTTCGACCACAACGCCGGGCGGCTCGTCACTCTTGGCACGATCATCAAAACTGTCCGTGACATCGAGAAAGCCGAGGCCGAAGAGGCAGCGGTAGACTTCCGTGAAGGCTTTTCCACCAGCGAGAACATGTCTGACTGGAACGCATGGGCCGAATCGTTCAAGAAAGCGCAGATTTTCGGGCTTACACGTAAGGCCGTTGTCATCGTTGCCGCCGAAAAATACCGCCAATTCAACAATTTCCGACTCACTGCAGCCGACAAAAAGGAGCTTTTGGGCTTCGATTATGGCTCAAAAGACACCCCGACATGGCTTAAAAACTTCGTTTTCTCCAAGTCAAACGACGCGTTTATCGACAAATCGACGGGTGATCTGATCTCAAAAGGCGCTTTCGACGTGGCTTACGCGAAGAAATGTACCTTCGAAGAAGAGAAATTTAAGCCAACCATGTACGCATCCGAAGTAAAACCTGTCCCGATGGTCTGGGATGGCATGTATTACCCGGAAATGCACGGCGACATGACTGGCACGAAGTGGAAACCGAGCGATGACGTCCCGGGGCCGGAATTCTTCACCGATCACCAAGGCCGTTTGTGGTTTAACACGTTCGACCAGGACTCGATCCCGGAACCGGCAGGCGAATTGTCGAAGTATGACCGCAAGGCGCTGGAAATCATCAAAGACTTCCTGCTTGTGCTGTTCCCGAACGAGAAAGAGCGCGGTTACGTGATGGATTGGATGGCGTGGGTCGTTCAGAACCCTACCAAGCGCGTCAACTACTCACTCCTGATCCGTGGTGCCCACGGTTCCGGTAAAACGACGCTGGGTATCCTCATGTCGGCCATGTTGGGCCGGTCTAACGTGGGGTATGTGTCCAACTCCGTCATGAATGGCCGCTTCTCGGAATGGGCCGAGGGCCACATCCTGAAAATCGTGGAAGAGATCTACGACAAAGGCGACCGGTACAGCGCGGTGGAGCGCCAGAAGGAATTCATCACGAATGACCGCTTTCAGGTAGAGCCGAAGGGCCGTAAGGCGAAAGAGGTTGTGAATACTTCCAGCAAGATGATGTTCACCAACCACTTTAACGCCCTTCCACTGGATGAAAACCAGCGTCGTTATCTGGTGGTGTCCACCCAAGCCGAGAACCACCTCGACATGGAACGCGTTTACGGGTCAGCGTCGGAGCGCTCGCGCTTCTTCAAAAACGTGTACCGCGCCATTGAAAGCCACGGCCCGGCCATCAAGAAATGGTTCTTGGATTGGGCCATCAGTGACAAGTTTGACGCCAAGGGCCACGCACCTCAAGACACCGAAGCATTTGCCGTTATGTCCGACGCTTCTGGCGACGGTGTGACCGAAGTAATTGTGCAAATGTTGAGGGAGGAAAACACCCTCGGCGTGAACCGTGACGTGATCTTCTCTCCGGCTCTGAAAGACGCGTTTCTTGAAACGGCAAGTGATCTAGAATTCCCTAAAGGGCCACGTCTGAAAAACATCTTAATGGAGTTGGGATTCAAGCCTGCAGGCGTGTTCAGTTATGACTCGGAAAAGGGTCGTTTGTACGTCCGAAATCGCATGAAAGGAGCGTTTAACGATGATGGCAGTTTAAACCTCTCAACCATCCGATCGATACTCAAAAAGCACAACGATCGGATCGAGGCGCTTATCGAAAAAGTGCCGAATCCGTTCGACGACGAAGATGACGAAGTGTGATTTTCGAAAAAATGGAGTCAAAAATGGGGGTCGCTTCGGCGGCCCTTCTTGATCGTAACAGTTGCCCGATACTACTGTTACTCGATATGCCCATGAAATTGAAAGAGAAATCGCACTTTTCCCGTGAGTAACAGTTGCAGCTCACTTCTTTATATATATAAAAAACAGTATATACGGCAATAATTTTATATTTCTCTATCAGTATATCTCTCTTTTAACTGTAACTGTAACTATAGAGAGAAAAAGAGTAGTAGATTTAAGGACTTACGGAAAGTAACAGTTCCAGACAAACTGTTCCAAACTGTTAACTGTAACTGCTACTGCTGCGAATGGACATTTGGGCAGCGCCGATCACCACCAGCCCACCGCCCTAAGTGGTTGAAAGTAAAAGCGAATGAGGGGCCAAGACCCTTTCACCCCACACCCCCGGTCAGCACCCAAAACGGCCTTCCCCTACGGGGAGAACTCGTAAAAACCACGTAAGTCATTGATTTTGAAAGCGGGGCTATGAGAGATCCGGCGCATTTCGCGAGAAAGCGGCTCTGCGCACC